CAAAGCAACACGAATATCACATTGATGAAGAAACCCAGGAACAGGTCGAATCTGGACTTGAAGTTCTTCTCGTACCTCTCGTTGAGGTACAGGATCCTGACGACGGACAACATCCGGGACGTCGTGATCGTCGTGAACCGCTCGAACGGCTTGGTGGACGCCCCCGTCCAGATGTGGGAGGGGATGATCTACATGAAGTTCTTCGAGCCCTATAACATCTCGAATATAGTGTCGAACTTGGTCAACATCAACTTGTACCGGGTGCAGGAGATCACCCGCTCGGACCTGGAGGACCTCCCGACGATGGACAGGAGCCAGTTCGTCAGTGAGGAGATGAGCTTGGACCTGGAGACGCAGATGTTGAAGTTGGTGCGGAACGGGTCCGGCTACGTCTCGTCCTTCTCGCCGACGATGTACGAGATCAACAAGTTCGGGCCGCTCTTCGACGCGAACGGCATGGTGACCCAGCCCCGCGACAACCAAATGCTGACGGAGGCCGTGAAGGCCTACATCTCGGCGTACGACTACGAGTACAAGACGAGGGAGGAGGTGGACGAGGTGTCGGTGATCACCCAGTTGACGCAGATGACCCTCGCGAAGGAGCTCACCTACGAGACGATGGACAAGTACCTGTGGCTCAGGCACGAGTGGTTCGGGATCTTGGTCGCCACGGAGCTCGGGCTGGATGAGGTCTCCACCGACATCGACATATTCTCGTACCCCGCCTTCACGGACCTGGAGAAGGGGCCCTTCACCTTCAAGATGACCCCGGACTTCATCTTCGAGAGGGCGGGGGCGATCCACATCTTGGAGTGCGCCGTGAGCGACGGAGACGTCTTGATGACGTTCACCAGGAAGACCAACAAGTACCAGGCCGTGACGAACTACCTCAACTCCATCATGAACACGGACGTGCTCCTGTCGATCGTGGTGCTGTCCCCCACGAGGGAAGTCCACGTGTCCAGCGACTTCGAGTTCTTGATGCCGCTCCTGGACATGAACATCTCCAACCTCACCAGCTTGATGAACAACTTGGAGGAGAAGCCCGGGTACAGGATGTCCAGGAAGATGTTCGACTTGTTGGAGCCCGAGGACCTCGAGCAGGACGACTCCTTGGCCATGGCGGCCAGGCGGAACCTGATGGAGGAACTCATGCCGGCTACCGTCTCCGACTCGGTCATCCCCATGTCCTTCTCCTTCGACGCGGACAAGTTCGACAAGATCTACGAGGCGAGGAGCTTGACGACCGACGAGTTCGTCGAGGACTGGGAGAGGACGATGAGGGACCTGGAAAAGGACAAGTTCGACGAGAAGAAGTTCGTCAAGGAGGTGGCCAAGGGGTACAAGTCCGGCCGCTTCACGAAAGAGATCTCGGACATGGTCTCCTTGAAGAGGTCGGTGGTCGCGGAGGACTTGTTAGCTAAGCTGCGCGGGATGGAGAGGCCGGGCCACAACGAGGACATCCCGAAGTTCTGGAAGTTCCCGGTGATCCTGGACTCGTACTTGCCGGGGGACGAGCCGGTGGAGCTGAGGTCCATCGGGTACACCTTCGACGGTTCCACCATCGGCAGGGGCTTGTTCTCGGGTTTCGAGCCGCCGGAGAGCAACACGGAGGGATTCCCGCTGTACCCGGACATGATGGAGGAGTTGGAGGACTTCTTGCTCGACATGATGAAGTCCTCCTCGCCTTCCGACGACATCATCGAGGTGTGGAAGTCTTCGGCCATGCACATGATACTCAGGAACCTGCAGGAGTTGGTGTACGAGGTCCAGCTCCTGTCGGACAGGAGGTTCACCTTGAAGCCGAACAAGCCTTCGTGCGCGTTCAAGAAGTACAGGAAGTTCTCCTTGCTCATCGCCGAGGGCCCGATGTTGAAGGACTCGAACCAGGTGGTCTTCCGGGTGCTCATCAACAGCCCCGAGGAGCCCCGCTTCAACAAGTACTCGAGGAGCTTCTGGTCGTACTCCGAGGCGGGCTTCACCCAGTGGTCGGACGACCAGTTCACCACCGGCTGGATGTCCCTCCAGATGGCGGACCTCATTCACTACGACACCGTCGACTCGAAGTGCCAGGTCATCTTGTCCTCCATGGCCATGAAGGCCAGGGAAGCGAAGTTGGACTGGATGGTCTCCCCGAAGCTGTACCGGGTGCACGAGTTCTTCATGACCATGATCCTGATCATCTCCGAGCATAAGAGGAACACCGTGACCTGCGCCCAGTTGGCCAGGTACTTACTGCACTCGGCCACCTCGTTGCTCTCGAACCACAGGAAGTTGGCGGAGGAGATCTTCGAGTTGCCGATCAGGTCGGTGGGCCAGATGATCGTGGTTAAGAGGCAGGCCGTGTGGTTCTCCAACGCGTTGACGGACGAGTCCGACATCGCGGCGTATCTCACCTCCCAGCTCACCAACGACTCCACCAAGGACCAGTTCTCGACGAACTCCATCTACTGCCCCGAGTTCAAGGTCGACTTCCAGATCCTCATGGACGAGATCTACTACGGAAATTTGTTCAACGTCTACCACGGGTTCCGGTCCCACAGGGACAAGGAGGTCATGACCAAGATCATGGCCGTGGAGGACGTGTACCGGGAGAACGTGGCCAAGAGGACGGTGACCAAGGATTGGTCGGACATCTTCTACGAGAAGGACCGGTTCTGCACGTTCCACCCGGACTTCATCCGGAAGGCCTTCGAGTTCTACTTGGACAAGGACGAGAACAAGGCCGTCGTCGAGAGGGCGTGCCTGAAGATGCTAACCTTCGGGGTCAACAAGCTGTTGAAGATGACGAGGTCGGTGGTGGCCGTGAGGGACGATTTCGAGCCCTTCTTGAGGATGTCCTCCGGTTCCTTCAACGAGAAGGTCACCGTCCTGGAGGCGATATTCGAGCAGATAACGTCACTCTCGGAGACCAAGCTAGCGGCCATCAACTCCGCGGTGGACGAGTTCTTCGCGATCTTCACGACCTTCAACAAGCCCCAGCACGGGAAGGGCAGGGAGATCCTGATCCAGTCCATCATGACCCGGATCTTGACCACCCTGATGAACATCTTCTTCGAGGAGCTCTGCAAGGCGCACCCGAAGGACATGACGACGAAGGAGGTCAAGAAGCGGGAGCTCCAGTCGTCGATCGGCTTGCAGTACCACAACGAGGCGACGGAGGCCAACGCGAACTCCTTGGACTGGGCAGCGCTCTCCGTGTCCCTCAACTCAGACGCCTCGAAGTGGGCCCAGGCCTTGGTCATGATGACGTTCTCCTACATGTTCGACACAGAGAACTACAAGTTCCCGAGCGGGATCAAGCGGTTTATGATCAAGATGTTCTGCGGGTACTCGAACAAGTTCATCTACATCCCGGACACCATCAAGAAGAAGCTGGACACCTGGTCGTGGGAGATGATCAACGAGGACGAGACCATGAAGAACGTCAAGAGGTACTCCACCGCCACGGGCCTGATGCTCATCAGGTCCGGGATGGGCCAGGGGAACCTCCAGCACGGAAGCGGCTTCATGCACTGCATCGTGGACGACTACTCGGACCACTTGAGCACCAGGATAGCCTCGAAGCTGGGGTTCACGTTCAGGTCCACTACCTTGCTCAGCTCGGACGACAGTACCAAGATGTCGGTGTTGATGTTCGACAAGTCCAGGGCCGACAGCCAGTCCATCTCGGCCATGGTGGCCATCTGGGCCGACTTGTACACGAGCATCCGGAAGCTCGCGAACATCCACATCAACTGGAAGAAGACCGCCTTGCAGATGATCATCACGGAGTTCAACTCCGTCTTCACGTTGCTGAAGAGGATGTACGTTGCCTCCATCAAAGACGCGTACTCCTCCGTGGTCATCCCGGATTTGTCCAGGCCGGAGGAGGCGGTCAAGGAGGTGCTGTCGAACGTGAGGAGGCTGCTCGACGCCGGCTGCTACCTGCCGACCATCGAGTTAGCGCTCAAGCTGAACAGGGAGAACTTGAAGAAATGGTACGGGATCGACGACTTGACGGAGACGACCATCTCTGGGATGCTGAGGTGCGACCCGGAGAGGTTGCCCTTTCACTTGGGCTTCGTGCCGACCACGATGGCCATCGAGACGCTCCTCTACGGCCCGGAGATACACATGGCGAAGGCGTCCGGGATGCTGTTCACGTTCTACCAGCCCATCTACACCTTGCAGACGCTGGAGACCCT